TCTATCGCCAGGCGTTTTTTTCATATTGCCTCTTCCCCCTTAAGTACAAAGCACTCCACCCATTCAGGATTATAAGCAAAAGGATGAATAGAGCTGCTGCGGCCAATCAGTCGTGGGTCAAATGTGAACGCGCTGCCCCTGTAGGCAGAAAGAATTAAGAGCTGCGGCCCATAATAAGCGCAGTCTAGCTGACGCCGACCCATAACAAGGCGCCCAGAACTCCAGAACACAAACACTGAATACTCGCCTGGTTTAACAATTTCAATCTCGCGGATCTGTTTGTGCAGCAAGGCATCAGCGACATCAAGAATACTAAATGGCGCGAGCATAGGAGGAAATCCGCCGTAGAGAACAAGAAAATCTCCAAGAGAAGATGGGCTTAACAGATGGAGATAATGATTTAACTTCATAGACAGGACCTAGTCATTCTACCTAAGCTGTACGCCAGTCTAGTTCCGTTATATTAGTGCGTGCGTACAGGGCACCCGGATGCCGCTGCTTTGTGAAAACAAGCAGTACAAGTTTGCAGATTTTGTGCTTATTTTCATGAAAAACAAACACAAAAAGCCGCCGGTATTCCAGGCAGCTGCGCAGTCTTGATTATAGGTCTTATTAGGGAGGGCCGGCGGCCCGTGGCTGAGGGCGGGCTGTCATTGCTGGCTCTGAATATGAGACAAGCCTTGTCGCAATCTGGCGCACTGGCGCCCGCACGATCTTTGCCGAAGCCGGCAAGCCTTTTGCCTCTAGTCGTGACTGAATGCCGGCTTTTTGCAATGCACGCGCGCAGCGTGCTACGCATTTGCGATAAAATCGGCGGCCTATGCCGGGCTTTCTTGCCCATACAGAGACGCCATCATGACTGTGCAGCGTGATGCAGATATCATTTCTGCTGAAGCTACGCGCCGTGGCGTATATTTCTTTAACCAGATCTGTTTCAAATGCCTGGCACCGCAGAGCTAGCTCGCTTGGATTCAGACCGGCTTCTTTACAAAATGCGCTTATGCCTGTTGCTATCTTTTGCAGCAGTGGATCAGCTGACCAGAGGTTCCCAAGAAACGTTGCCTCTGCGCGTGAAAAGCCAAGGCCCAGTAGGTCGCCAGTAAATGCGCGCCGCGCAGCAGGCGCAGTCATGCCGAATTGTAGGCTATAAAGACTGACCTTTAAGATCTTCTTTAGAGCTGCTCGATCAAATTTGGACGCATCAAAGAAGTAGCTCTTGCTGCTGCCGCTGTTCATCTGCCCCGTAAATAGATGTCGGATGCCAGCTGCAGTCAGCATGCTCTCGCGCCCCAGGGCGTCGCCGGCTGCCGTGACTGTCGGCTCCCATGCATCTAGGATCTGATTCCAAATCGACGTGCTGAGGTCAAGTCCCAGATTTGCTTGGCTATTCAGGATACTCAGATGCATGTTTGAGAAATCCATCTCAAACCAATCAGGAAACAGAGCGCTGCGCAGCCAGCCTGGCATAAATTGCATGCTTGCGCCTGTGGCAAAAATTCTTGATGATTGTGCTTCCTGCGCATAAGTTGACCTAAAGTCGGATGCAAGACCAGTGGCTACGCTCTCTTTAAGAAGGGCTCGGTAGCCTGGATGCTGGCAGCGCTCATCGATAAGCTTAAATATCTGCGCTCGGCTTGTGCACGAAACGTGGCGCTGCACAGGTACAGTACTCATATAATCGGAGACGTGGTTGTCGCCCGACACTTTTTCGCTCAATGCAAGGCGAAAAGAGCTGCTGCAGCCTGCTGTATAAATTCTACCAATATCCGCATCAGCTGGAGATGGAATAAGTACAATGTGAGTTGCACCCGGCTCTGCATAAATAGCAATGCTGCAGTGGCTGGATAGACCAAGATCGGACACAGCTCTCTTTAATATGCGAGCAGCGCTGCTGCCGCCGCCTCTGCGCTGCACGAACTGACGTGCCCGCTCATATTCTGCTAGGTATGAGTGATTGCGCTTTTTCTTGAACCCAAGCTGCTGAGCCTTATATAGAAAAACTTCGCCAGCAGGAATTTTTACGGCGGCGCCGGTTTCTGCGGCTTTGCCTGCAGCCATTACAAGTCTGCTTGATAACTCGCGTCCAACTGACTCCGCGGCAATCCAAAATCCCGGAAATGCTGTCTCGACCGCTACCCTGAATTGGTCAGAGTCCGGTATTATTCGTGGCCAGGACTGCAGATGCACGGCTGCGCTTGACACAAGCTTATCAAAGCTATCAGCAGAAAAAGTCATTTGACCTTTCCTGCCTATATGCTTGTTGCTTGTTTTTGGGCTGGCCAGCACTGGCAGCCATTGCGCACTCATATCTTTCCTATCATTTTGCCTATTTGCTGCAGACGACCGCGCGGTTTAGATATGAGCTGAGATGTATTTGCTGCGATGACAGGGCGCTGGGCCAAACGTCTTAAGTGCTTTAATGTGCTCTTCTGTTAAGTATCCGCTGTGATTTATAAATCCGTATTCTGGGTATTTTCGATGTAGTTCTTTACATTCTAAATCTTTAGCATGTTTCGCTATAATAGATGCGGCGGCTATGCTGATACTTACCGAGTCGCCTTTTACCTGACAGGTATTGCGATGCTTGCTATTTTTAAGACAGACGTTTCCGTCAAAACAGGTTACTAACGGCTCTAGGTGGTCTAGTCCGGCATCTGCCGCCTCGTATCGCAGCCAATATGGATTGCCATTGTTTATTTGTTCTGCGGTCACTTCCCATAAAAACCACTGGCAACTGTCTTTGATTAGCTTGACGGCCTCTTTTCGCTGCTCGGCAGTAGTCTTTTTACTGTCTTTTATGCCAGACATAGCTGGCGTGATGATGCTATTCTTTGGCCATATCGTTGCAGCGATCCACATGCTTCCCGCGGCTGTGCCGAATCCTGCCTCATCGCAGGCCGCAAAAAGGCGATCTTCCGCCCATGCGGATGATTCAAGGGAAAATGTTGGTTTGTTTTTATTCATGCCTAGTAGATCCAGGGCGCTAATGCTGTAGACGCCTGTTCGGGCACCATATGCTGCAGCAAGGCTAATTGTTTTTAGCCGCTGCATTTAATAACTATGGTTCTCCGTGCATTGTAATGGGCCGGGCTGCCTGGCGCTGAGGAGCATATGACGCAGAAAAAACAAACGGTGCCCTTTTTAACTTTTAGATCTGGAGAGGGTCTTGGTACGCCAGAGGCCGGATTCGCCATAATTAGGTATAATTATGGGCTAGGCAGAATAGAGCTTTCGCTTGATGGAGGCCCTTACCAGGGGCTCGGAGGCGGGGCAGATGGCTACTTATTTGATGAGTTCCTGGCGGCACCAATCGTCCCACCGATACTAGATGGCTACCTTGCGTACATAGATTATACTTCTACCGAGCTAAACAAAATAAGCGTAGATAGCCTGCTTGCCCTGCTATCTTCTGCAAGCAGCAGTCTTCAGGCAGCTTATGAGGCCGGCAATTCGATTACTACAAGTGCTGCCGATGGCTCATTTTCAGTATCCGGAACAGAGGATGTATTACTTTCTAGTGATGCAGATGTATATTTAACCGCATTGGGAAGCCTTACTCTTGGGGCCGGCGGACAAGACGTATTATGGCCCGCGCTGGCAGGTGCGGCAGGCACTGTTCTGACGAATGACGGATCAGGAAATCTATCGTGGTCAGCGCCCGCTGGCGGCGGGTCAGTAACATCGGTTACCCTAGATGCGAGCACGACGGGCCTCACAGTCTCTGGCGGATCATCGCAGACAATAACCTCTTCTGGTACATTTACTTTGGGCGGCACGCTTGCTGTTGCAAATGGCGGCACGGGTACGTCGACCGCATTGACGCCTGGCAGCGTTGTATTTGCTGGTGCAAGCGGCGTCTACTCGCAAGATAATGCTAATCTGTTTTGGGACGATGCTAATAACTATTTGGGAATAGGTACATCTTCACCGCTAGCCCCTGTAACAGTTCTAAGAAATCAAGATGCCGGCACCTCGATCAATGTCTACAATAGCAGCACAGGACTATTTGCGCAGGCAGCCCTCTATCTAACGCAGGACTCGTCAAATTATGGCGGCCTAGTTCACTTTTCTACTGGCTCACTCTTTGCAGCGGGCCGTACTGCCTTGCTCGATATCAGTACAAATGGTGTTACACTTGTTGCGAGTAATGGAGCCGGCTCTATAAACTTTATTACGGGCGCGCTCAATGATGCTAACGAAAGAATGAGGATTACGGCGACTGGTAATGTTGGTATCGGCACTACAACTCCTACGGCAAACTTGCAGGTCAATGGCAATTCAGCTACAGTCGGTCAGTCGATTACCAATACAAGTACAACTGGCGTTTCTTATCTTAATCTTATCGAGCCTGCTACCGGCGGAAATGTATCATGGCAGTATCGCAATCAAGCTTCGGCCACAGCCGGCCTTTTCACCGCTTCACAGGGTCTGCTACTCGCGGATACCGGAGCAACGGGAGGTTTGCTGATCGGCTCGCTATCGACTTCTGCCCCAATCGTTTTTTGTTCTGGTGGCTTTCTGGCGGCCAACGAACGCCTGCGGTTCGGATCGAGTGAAGTTGGCGTCAACGGAAATGGCGAAAACGTCGATTTCCGCGTGGAGAGCGCCGCGAATGCGAATATGTTGTTCGTCGATGCGAGCGCAAATGCTGTAGGTATCGCTACAGTATCGCCTACAACAGCTCTGTCTGTCGCAGAAAAATTTCAGGTTAATGATAATGGTAATATTTTAAAGATTAATAATGTTGCAACCAGTTTTCCGGCATTGCAAGGAGCTGCTAGCACGGTTTTAACAAATGATGGATTAGGCAATCTGTCTTGGTCTCCAGCAGCAAGCGGCACAATAAGTGGTTCTGGAACTGCAACGCAAATTGCGTACTTTTCGGGCGCATCGTCAATTGGCTCCGAGACAGCGGTGGGTAGCGATTCTTTCACCTGGGATGCCGCGAACAACCGCTTAGGCGTTGGCACTTCGACACCGACGAGTGCGCTGCATGTGCAGGCAGGCGACGTCGGGATTATTGAGCCGTCTGCAACTGCCTCTCATAGCTTCTACCTCCAACAAGGCGCGCAGCAGAGCATTGGTTTCGGGTATAGAAACTCTAGCGCAGGTGTCGGTGGTGTTCTTGGCAACAGTCAAGGAACGATTCTTTCCGATGCAAATGCGACGGGCGGAATCGTCATCGCTGCGGTGGAAGCCTCCGCGCCCATAGTGCTTGCGCAAGGCGGCAATCCCGGCTTAACCGCGAATGTCGAACGACTGCGCGCGGATGGTACGGAAGTCGTAGTCAATAAGCAGCAGCAAGACATTGATTTCCGCGTCGCCACCACGGCGGGCGCAAACGGTTTGTTCGTCGAGGGTAGCAGCGGCAACGTCGGCATCGGCACGTCGACGCCGTCTGCCGATTTGACCGTAGAGAAGTCTGCAGTAACCGTTTCGTCACTGACTAAGAATACGTCGTCGGGCGCAGCGGCGCAGTCGCAGGTTCGCGTCGCCGGGAATACGGTAGGCGTCGAAGCGTATTTGGCGGCTTACGGGTCGGCAAACGGCAACTCATCTTGGGGTATCTTGCAGAACAATGGCGTTGCTCTGTACGCTGGATCAGCGCAAAACCTGTTTATCGGAACGACAGGCGATTCGACGCCTATTCACATCGGGACAAACTCAAACACAGGCAACGCTCGCGCATTTTTGATTGCGGCGAACGGCGGTCCCGTCACGGCAAACCCTGACGGGTCGCCGAACGTCGATTTCGTGGTGCAGAGCGACACGAACACGCACATGCTGTTCGTCGATGCTAGTGCAAATGTAGTGGGCATTTCTACAGCATCCCCTACTGCAACTTTTTCCGTTGCTGAGAAGTTCCAGGTTGATAGCAACGGCAACATATTGAAAATCAATAATGTCGCTACAAGTTGGCCTGCGACCCAAGGATCTTTAAATTCAGTATTGACAAATGATGGTAGCGGCAATCTAGCATGGGTCTCTGCCAGCTCGCAGAATAACACTGCGCCGATTGCAACAAAAACTGCAAATTATACAATGACTTCTTCAGACGGCACTGTCTTGGTAGATGCTAGCTCGGGCGCAATAACAATAACACTCCCAGCAGCGGCCTCATCAGCGGAACGCATATTCACCATCAAGAAAAAAGATGTCACGGCCAACATTGTTACAGTTGATGCAAATGCCTCTGAGCTAATAGATGGATCTACGACCTATCCCCTCAGTACGCAGTACGAAGCAATAAAGATACAGTCTGACGGCACAGCTTGGTGGATAATCTGATCGGTTCGGAGGAAATATGTCACATAATCCAAACGTAAAAACAATATATGGCATGTCTAAGGAACCGAGCGGTTTTCCCAATAGAACTGATTCGGCCGTGACATTTGACAATGGAACTCGCACACTTTCAGTTGCGCCAGTCTCTGATTCATTTGAATACTATGTACAGGGCGTAAAATACAAGCATCTGTCTGCAGCCACCTCACAGATCACAGATACAGAGGGGCTGTGGCATTTCTATTTTGACGGCTACACACTTCAAAATACTCAGGCTTTTACACAGGCAATAATAACAGATCATGCGTATGTAGCTCTTATATACTGGGATGCTGCAAATAATCAAGCTATCTATTTCGGAGAAGAGCGTCACGGCATGGCCATGGATGGGGCCACCCATATATATCTGCACAATACGAATGGTGCGGTCTATATAAATGGACTGGGTTTGGGCGATTTTTCAATCGATGGCTCGGGCGGCATCAGCGCCGACGGCTACTTTTCTGTAGCAAACGGCATAATCTATGATGAAGATATAATCCATACGATTACTGATGGATCGCCACAAGATCTGGCACCAATATCCAGGTTGCCTGTGTTTTTTCGTGAAGGTACCGCCGGAGACTGGCGAAGAAAACCAATAGATCCATTTCCTGTCGTGTATCCGGGGTCAGTCTCCGGTTACGATTTAAGCAACACGCTACTCGCCTATAATAACTTCAATGGCACAACCTGGAGCCTCCAGGAAGTGGCGAACAACAATTATGTATTGGTACACGTATTGGCAACAAATGACAAAGTTCATCCTGTTATAGCAATACTTGGTACAAATGAATATAACAATTCCAATGCCGCCAGAACTGGTGCAACTACCGAGCTGGCTACGCTATCGGGCCTGCCATTTGCAGAGCTTGTGCCAGTTGGCACTGTTATATTTCAAACATCAAGCGGCTATACTAACGCAATTAAAGGCAGAATAGTATCAACAGATACTGGCGAAGACTATGTCGATTTTAGAAATGTTGCAGCTCTACCAATCGGCCAGATAAATGATCATGGAAATCTCTCTGGGCTTTCTGATGCAGATCATCCTGCTACCGCTATATATACCAATACTGCGCTTTTTAACGGCAACCTCTCCTCTGCTGATAATACGGTGCAGGCAGCACTTGATACGCTAGACAACATAAGTATTGTAAGCGGATCTGGCACGGCAACGCAGCTTGCGTATTTTACCGGGGCTGCGGCACTTGGATCAGAAACTGCGGTTGGTAGCGATGCCTTAACGTGGGACGCGGCGAATAATAGACTCGGCATTAGGACAAGCGTCCCGTCCACGGCGCTTGATGTTTCAGGTGCTGATGCCAAGATTAACGGCCTTGCCATAGGCAGGGGAAACGCAGGCGCCGCAGCGACCTCGACTGCCCTTGGCGTGTCGGCGCTTGCCGTCGCCACGGGCGCTAGTAATACCGCCGTCGGAGCCTCAGCAGCCGACGCAGTCACCACGGGCGCGAGCAACACCGCCGTAGGGTCGTCGGCCCTCGGCGCAGCGGCGACAGCGTCGGACAACACCGCTCTCGGCGCAGCTGCGCTTCTTGTCAATACGGCATCGGAATTGACGGCAGTCGGCTCGGGCGCGCTTGATGCGAACACGACAGGTACTGGGCACGTCGCGGTCGGATACAACGCGCTTGGCACGGTGACGACGGGAACGGACTGCGCTGCCGTTGGGCATTCGGCCCTTGCCGCGAACACAGGAAGTCAGAATACTTCTGTGGGGTCGAGTTCTTCAGCAGCTAACACATCGGGTCAGTTTAATACGGCGGTCGGTTATCAATCTTTGTTTGCGAATAGTGTTGGAAGCTATGTAACGGCTATCGGTTGGGGCGCGGTGGCGGCTGTATTGACGGCCGCGGCTGACGGTGTTACGGCGATTGGCGCCGGCGCTCTGGCGGGAAATACCAGTGGCAGCGGAAATACAGCCATTGGTTACTTTGCCGGCAACTTGAACTCTACAGCTTCTCAGTCTACCTACGTCGGCTATCAGTCAGGCTGGAAGGCAAACGGTGGCTCAAATACAGGGCTGGGATACCGGGCGCTCGGCGTGAATTCGAGCGTGACAGGTTCGGCCAACGTAGCCGTCGGCAGGCAGGCCGGCGAGGCTGTTACGACGGGCTCTCAAAATGCTTTCGTCGGCGCCTCTGCTGGACAACTTGTTTCGTCGGGGTCGGTCAACGTGGCTGTCGGCGATTCTGCACTTGGCGCGTCTACGTCAGGCACGCGCAACGTTGCAGTAGGGCAAGCTGCCCTACTGGCTGACACGCAGGGCACGGATTCCGTTGCTGTCGGCTACCGTGCATTGGACGTACAGAATCCCACGACGGCGACTGCGATGAACAACGTCGCTGTGGGTTCAGGAGCAGGAGGCACCGTCACATTGGGGACGGGTAACACGCTGATAGGAACGTCGGCAGGTTCTCGCATCACCACGGGTGACAACAATGTTATTATCGGCAACGGCGCGGACGTACCTGTTGGTTTCGGCAACAGTGACAACACGATTGTCATTGGTCAAGGCGCTTCTTCGCCCTCGGTACTGACAAACTCCATCACGCTCGGAAACAGCACCAACGACTATCTTCGTCTTGGCACGACTTCTACAACTACGCCAAATCCCGGAATTGACTTTTCAGAGTCGGGCGGCTTTGGCGTCGGCGCAACTCCTGTTTTTCGCATTGGGCACTCAAGCGCGACGACAGGATCAAACTTCGTTGTATTCTACGGAGGCGGCGGAACGCGGGGTCTGATCGGCGGCAACGGAGCTGGGGGCGTCAACTTCACTTCAATCTCCGACTATCGGGTCAAGAGCGAGGTCGAAGGCATTGCAGATCCGCTGACTCGGTTGCTCTCTTTGCGCCCGTGCAGCTTTCGCATGACGGGTATTGCGACTGACGCCCCGCGGGTCGAAGGCTTCATCGCGCATGAAGTGCAGGCGGTTGTCCCAGAAGCAGTGTCAGGTGTGAAAGACGCCGCGGACGCCGAAGGCAACCCGGTTTACCAAGGACTTGACCAGGGCCGCTTGGTTCCGCTGGTGGTGGCAGCATGCCAGGAGCTCGCGGCTAAGGCTACTGCCGCAGAAGCCCGTGCTGATGCCGCCGAAGCCAGAATAGCAGCTCTCGAGGCAGCCATATTGAGATTGAGCTCTCAATAGGATGGTATGCGAGCCTAGGTTTCAAAATTAAATAAATTATAGATGAGGGGGCAGGGGTATGTCTTTTAATCCAATTAGGCCAGTACTTAGAGTAAGAAATATTTCAAAATACGACGTTAATATATTTGATCGTGTCAAGATTAGACCCGGCGACACAAAAGATATCTACTCAGAGCTGGAGTACGATGCTTTTGGTTCACTTACTTCCAAGATAATAAAAGAGCTTGAGAATCCCGAAGGAGAGCTATACCTACTCTGGAAGATTCGTCGTCATATAGAGATTCTGGATTTTGAAAATCCAGGATTTGCAGGTAGCGGAATAGAGGCAACCGCATTTAAAACTCCAAATGACTATTTCGAGGGTGCCGTACTGGGCCTGGAGGGAGGCGAGCTAAAATGGCTAAGTCCGTCCGCCCCTCCGGTCGGCCCCGCCTCTGGAGACTTAACGGGCATGTACCCAAGTCCATCACTTGCCTCTACTGGAGTAGCGTCAGGAGTTTATGGAGCACCTACCATAGTACCACGAATAACTGTTGACTCAAAAGGCAGAGTAATCTATGCTGAAGACATAGATATTACATTTCCCTCTACAGCAGAGCCTGTTGGCGCAGCCTCAGGAGATTTGTCCGGAACGTATCCTTCTCCATCGGTATCAGGTTTGCAAGGCAGGCCTGTTCCTGATATCACTCCGGCAATAGGACAGGTGCTGCAATTCAACGGCTCAGATTGGGTGCCGGGTGCAATTCCCGCAGGTGGCAGTGGCGGCGGCGGTGTTGTTTATTTCTTTAATAATAGCACAACGCCAGATATACCTACAACTGGCTTAACAGCGCCCAGCATACAGGAATTAAACATCTCTCCAGAGTTGCCTCAGACGCTTGCGACAAAGATCGACCTATCTACCGGAGGCATCTATGACGAGGTAGTCGGATTTGTGACAGATATAAATATACCTGGAACACCAACCCTACCAGCAGGTCTATGGGACTTTAACATTTGGGCATCCAGTACTGCGATGGTTGCCGGAGAGTGCCTGGTAAGAGTCAAGATATATAAGTACGATGGTGTAGCTCCTGTGCTTCTAGGTTCATCTGCTCCAATACCGGTTGTACATCCACCCGACGTATTTCAGTATGTAATATCAGTTGCATTTCCGCAGACAACTATTTTAGTAACTGATCGCATCTATATTGTGCTAGAGGCAACTGCAATATCAGCTGGAGTAGATGTTTCTTTTTATTTTGGTGACGACACTCCTACGCACGTACATACGACAATTCCCGCAGTAGTGGGAAGCGGCATAGTGCACGTCATAAATGGTGTACTTCAGTCTCCAGCATCTCCAGTTGCATTAGACTCTTCAGAGGTGTCTGGCATATTGTCGGTATCAAATGGTGGAACAGGTCTTTCGGCAAGTGGCGCCGCCGGCAACATTCTCGTGTCAAATGGCGCAGCTTTCGCTTCGGTTCCTGTGTCCAAAGACGCCACCCTAAACTCCTCGGGGCAGCTGACTGTGACCGGAATAAATGGAACCGGCGTATCGACAACTGCACCAGCTAACGGCCAGGTCTTGCAATATAATTCTGCTACAGGTCAATACGAGCCAACGCTTGCCGGATCAATACAGTACATAATGGCACAGGTTTCTACTCAGCAGCCACAGATAAATGCACTGCAAATTGTGTATGTCACAGGTAGCAATAATAATGTCGCAGCATCTCTTGCCCAAGCAGATGAGCTCGAGTCAGTAGATACAACTTTCGGTATAGCAGTAACAAGTGGAAATGCAGGCAGTCAGATAATGATTGCAATACGCGGGCTTGTTACTGGATTTAACACGGTGGGGTTGTCGTCCGGCGACATAGTATATGTATCTCCTACGGTAATCGGCGGATTTACCACAGCAAGACCAATAGAGCCGTATTACCCAAGAATGGTTGGCGTTATTGTTTCAGTTAATGCAATCAGCGGGTCCATATATGTTATGCCAGAGACTCGAAGTGAGCGCCCCCTGATAGTGCCTAATAACGTAACTACGCCGATTGGCACTACTTCGCTTCTACTCTCTCCTGGGTCAAATACAATATCAACTGCAGCAATCACGGACATAGGCTATCTACCTATAAGAACTAATGTCGCAGCAGGTCTAACGATGTCGACTACGGCGCCCATAGGCGCGCCTCCGCTTAACACTGCATGGGGCCGCCAGCTCATTCTGCACAATGTTGGCAGCAGAAATATAATTATACCGGCATCAAGCACAAATACCTGGACCGAAGGCGGGGCGGCAATTACGCTGACGCCTAACACAATCATAAAGTTTATATGGCTACCAGTAGCAACCAATAATACGGGTAGATGGGTCCAAGCAGAGAAAGCAATAACGGCATCTGGACTTTGATCCGCGAGGAGAGTTATGGTTTTTAATCCACTTAGACCTAGGCTTGTTATAAGGAATATATCACGCTATGACGTAAACATACTCGGCAAAGTAAAGCTTCGTCCTGGCGAGGAAAGAGATCTGTACTCCGAATTAGAGTACAATGAGTTTGGCTCACTGACCTCGACAGTTTTGAAAGAACTAGAATCGCCTGGCGGCGAAATCTATAGACTTTGGAAGGTCTTAAATGCCATCAGAGTCATTGATTTTGTAAACCCTACGCACGTAGGGTCGGGGGTATCAGCGGACTCATTTTCGACATCGAATGCCTATTTCGAAGGCGCCGTTCTGGGTTTTGAAGGCGGCGAACTCAAGTGGCTATCAGGTGGTGGTGGCGGCGTATCCTCCGTTGGTGCATCTACACCTCTGGTGTCTTCTGGTGGAACAACTCCAACAATCTCTATCGGCACTACAGGCGTAGCAACTGGCGATGTGCTGACTTATAACGGTAGCGCATGGGCAGCAGCTACTCCTGCAAGCACGAACGTTGGCCTAACAAATATTGCTGTAGGTGACGGAACTGGAATAACAGGCAGCTCAGACCTTGCCTACAACAGCGGTACTCTTTCCCTGGAGGTCACGAATACAATTAATGTTACCGATGGCGGCAATACAGCTACGCTCACATCGACATCTCTAGTCACCGATGCCGGCACGCTGACAGTTGACGCATCCACTACGGTACAGGTCGGCGGTACGGCAGCAGTCAGCATTGGCGGTGCATTTACCATGCCCACGGCTGATGGTGCTGCCGGAGAGGTGCTTACTACAGATGGCGCCGGCAGTCTATCGTGGGCAGCAGCCGGCTCTGGTTCGCCAGGCGGCTCAGCAGACTCCGTACAATTTAATGATGGCGCCGGAGGCTTTGGCGGCAGCGCTGAGTTCGCTTGGAGTGATGCATCTAAGACGCTTTCTGTTACAGGCGCGGTGAATATCTCTGGCGGAGATCCGCGAGCACTAGTCGTAAAGGATATTCTTGATGCAACAGAAGTTTTCTTTTACGACGCTTCAGTCGAAGCCCTAACCGTACAGAGCAGCGTATCAACCGGCATAGTGACGATTGATGCAGCAAATATAAATATAACCGATGCCGGTCACACTGCACAGCTATCGGTAGCAGATGGTTCATATGTTAACGTTGATCTGTATGTCCCGCCTGCAAGCGCTGTTGTGCCGACAATCGTAGCCAAAGACGGCTATTTTTCACCAGTACCACTAAAGCTGGACGCACTAGAAATCGATGCAAATGGAGTCCAAATAAGGAATGTTGCGGACGGTAGCGCTACAGGAGACGCGGTTAACCTGGGCCAGCTTTCCGCTATGCCTGCTCTAGGGGCAAGCCAGAATATCTTCTGGCTAGTCGAGGGCGGCAAGTACGCGAGCCTTGCAGCAGCGTATGCGGCGGCAGGCGAAGGCGACGTAATTCTTATCGGCCCAAAATCAAGTGGTACGTGGGGCGATGTCACGCTATCAGAAAACAAGACTATGTCATTCGTTGGCCTAAATGGTGTTAATGGCAAGCAGGTTCAAATAGGAGCGATAACATTTAGCCCGACCACTGGTGGCATGAACATAAACAGAAACGAGCACTTCTTCTCGAACCTGATGATCAACGGATCTTTTGCCTCTCAGGCAGTTCTATTTAGCGGCTCAGGAGCTGGCCGTATGCGCTTCGCTGGTTGCTATATTAACAATACGAGTGCTACGGGCGACGGCATCGTCAACAGCAACACATATTCATCGGGTGGTACGACGTCGAGCATCTGGCTCGACAATACGCTTGTGCAGATCACGTCGACGAGCGCGGCGGCGATCCGTCAATCGGGCCAATATACATTCATCAAAAATCGTTGCGAGCTCGCTGGTGGCGCGAGCGCAATAGTGGCGACAGCAGGAACGGTCGAATCTACTGGGGCGTTTATTGAAATGAACGGAGCAGGCAGCGTAGTCGATGTATCAGGTGCAGGCACGACAGTCTTGCTCGGTTATAGCACCATCAAGAACAGCACGACCAACGGCAGCGGCGTTACCGTTGGTGCTGGCGCAGCCCTTGGTGCGGGCGTGACGACGTTCGCCGTAGCATCGAGCGCAGCGACGACGATTGCCGCAGGCAGTAACGGACAAGCACTACCGCAGGCCACCATTAACGTTGCGAATACGTCTGCATTCACGACATCAGGTAGTCTGCTGGTGACCACTTCTGCTGGAATTCAGGTAGTGACCTACACAGGTAAGACGCCGACTTCATTTACCGGCTGCTCTGGGGGCACGGGCACCATGACGACGGGAGGAGCCGTTACGCAGCAGGCCGGCTACTGCGTAAAGGGCACGGGCGTCTTCTTGCACTCCAACAACATCTACTCCAATTCGTCGGTGGCTACGTACAACGTAAAGATACAAAACACTCTGACGGCACTAGCAGTGACCACCGCATTCACGTCTTCACCATGAAGTGATTTGCTAGAGTACGGCTTAAATATAAAAAAGCGGGCTAGGCCCGCTTTTTTATTCTGTTTGTGCCTGTATTCAGCCGACGTCGGCGCTGATGATAAATCCGTGCGCGTCAGTTGTCAGTAGGATGCGAGCAGGATTTGTGTCCGCTGGCATGGCCGAACCAGGAGGAAGAACACGGAAATCTGAAATCGTGCCTTTTGTCTGCAGATCCTGCAGACGCATGCGGGCCGAGGTCACATTGGCTCCCTCGAACTCACGAGCAAGCTGCTCTAGGCGGCCTGGCTCAGCTACCTTGCGGATTCGGGAATCGGCACGAGCAGCAGCGTCACGCTGACGCTTCTCCTGTAGCTCGGCGTACTTGGCAAGTACGTCTGGGGCAAGAGCGGCGCCGCCAACAGCCGGATTAAAGCCGCCATCAGTCGTAGCACCGCCACGAGCCTCGGCAGCAATCTTAGCAGCCTTGCGCTTGGTCTCCGCAGTAGCAGCAGTGCCTGCAGTCGCGGCGGGTGCTTGAGTAGCCAGCTTGCTAAGACCACTCTCAAGAGCCGAGACGCGTGTATCTAGAGCCTCGAGCAGGGCAGCTAGGTCTGCGAAACGGGTATCTTCCTGAGCAGCTACTGGCTCAACATTGGCTTCTGTGGCGGCCTCATTCTTCTTTGACTTAGACATTATCTATCTCCTTTAGGCAAAAGTGCCTTTAGTTCATTGTCGATCTCTCTTACAATTGCGACAGCATCCGCAATCTCAGTTTCTTTTGTTAGCCTGTCCCAACTAAATCGTACACTGCATTGCGCACGCTCTTCTCCGAACATTGCACCGATGACATGCGATCCTGTAGTGAATCCGGAGTTACAAGCAGACCCAGCACTTATATTCAAACCTTTTTCACCAGCCGCATGAACAAAAAGCTCTGAAGGTATTCCTGTGCAGTAGTTCGTGATAAAGTCGCCTGAGCCATTCTTTTCCCACCCAAGCGACTCTGCAACCTCATCAAAGACTGCATTATAGTTTTTTGCTTTTTCTTTTAATGCAACTCCATGTGAACTACTTATCCAAGCCATTGCATCAGCAAGGCATGCAATACCAAGGGCGTTAGGTGTGCCAGCGACCAGTCCGCCGAGACCTTCTGTATTTTGATTGTCCCAGATGCCTTTTGTTCCAACCAGCAAACCCAGTCCTGGCAAGCCGTGCCACTTGCCAGCTGATGCAAATATATAATCTGCCTCCAGGACAAGCGGATCTCTCCAGTCGGCCCCTGTTGCATCTACAATGCAGATCCCTCCCCGATCACGAAACTCTGATACAGTTCTTCGTGCATCTTCGCTTAAACGAAGACCTGTTTCATTATTCTTGGCACTCACTATAAGTGCATGTTCTTCTCCGCACAAACGACCTGAAATCTGCCCGCCTCTGTCTACTGGCAGAAGCGTGTCTGCGACAGCTCTGGAACATGAGTGCTCTACTTCTGAGCAATATATGATATTGCCATTGCCCTTTAGCTTGTCAGTGAGAAATCTGACTGCAGCAGTTGCAGATCCAAAAAAACTAAGATCCGTATGGTCGCGCTGCAGCTGATCTGCAATATTTTTTTTCCACTCTAGTATTGCATCTCTTGCCTCTTGACCCATATAATTAGACGCTGGCCTGTGCAAGCGCAGCGCTTTTGCAATTGTACTCTCTACCCTTGGAAAAGGTGAATTCAATGCTGCGCGATCTAGATTTATCATAGCTCTCCAAAAAAACAAAGGGCCGTTGGGTCGGCCCTTTGTTTCAAGCATTTTGCGCTTTTGCGGCAGACAGTGCTCTCACCAGGTCGGGCTCATCAGCGAACCCGATAACCACGTCAGTACTAAGGAGTAGTCCCGCCATGCTGCAGGCATGCTCGACCTCGCTTACGATTACTCGAGCAGGATCAATAATACCGCGGTCGAGCAGGTTGCAGTACTCGTTGCGATTGCTGTCGTAGCCGGCATGGCGATCACCAGCAGTACGAACATTATGCAGCACAACCTCGGCACTGCCACCGCCATTCTTGATAATCTCCTGGAATGGCACAAGCAGCGCTTTCTTAAGAATATGCACGCCTACGTTCTGCTCTTCATTCTCGGTACTAAATTCACCAAGCATGTCTGAAGCGCGGATAAGCATAGTGCCTGCGCCAGGTACAATGCCAGATTGCGCAGCCGCCCGGGCAGCGAGCAGAGCATCTTCATAAAGATCGCGCTTCTCGCGCACCTCTGCGTCAGATCGACCTCCGACAATAATGTTTGCGACGCCGCCCGTCAGCATCGACCGGCGACGAGTAAGAGTATGACGGAAGTCATCTTCTGTTGTGACGGCAATTTTAGCGTCAATCTCAGATACGCGGCGCTCGATTGACTCGGCCTGTGCATCTGGGGGAATGATGATCGTCTTGTCAAGCCCAACCTGGACGAAGCGCGCAGTGCCAAGCTCAGCAAGAGAAAAGTCTTCAAATAGCGAGTCGCCGGCATCGGTACGTCGAACCTTGGCACCGGTAGCAGTAGCAAGGTCCTCCATTAGGTCGCGCCGATCCTGACCAAAGCCAGGCGCACGGACGGCAACTACATTAAGAATGCCGCGCATAGCGTTCTGTGCGAGCAGCTTTAGGGCGTCGCCCTCGATTGCCTCTGCAACAATAAGCAGAGGAACATTCGTCTGGTGAATCATGTTAAGGATTGCAGTAAATGACTCACGAACCTCTGCCTGAGCCAGGCTGCCGAGTCGACCATTAATTAGCCAGACGTAGGCGCTTCGTGGATCTTCTGCGTTTGAAAAACGCGCATCCGTCTGGGCAAGAATGCCGTCCTCAATCGAGTCGGCATATACGGTACGCTGTTTTTCAAAATCGCGCATAAAGTGCTCGGTTACCATGCCGCGGTCGAACTCGAAGCCTTTTGTAAGCGTGACCTTGGTTGTATTGCCTTTGCCCTCTTCAAGGGTAACGGTCGCATCCGCGCCTACCTTGTCAAGTGTGTCGGCAATAATCCTGCCGATTTCCCCGTCACCATTAGCAGAGATAGTGGCAACACGCAGCAGGTCTTCCATGCCCTTTACTGGCACGGCCTGGTCTTCAACCCACTTTACAATACGCGAGCATGCAGCATCAATACCTCGACGCAAGCTCATCGGGTCTGTGCCAAGGCTAATCTGGCGCTTTCCTTCTTGAACAATTGCATTTAGCAGTGTGATCGTGGAAGTGGTGTTGTGCGTGAGAACGTAATTGTCTGTGAAATAAAGGTGATCAGGATTTGAGACCTTGATGCACATCATCTCAGTGGAAATACCCGTATCTTCGATCTCAGTAATGGCCAGTCCATGCTTATTGCCCTTCAGCTGAAACACACGGTGACTGGGGTTCGACGAATAGCCTTTGCGCTCAATCGTGCCACTCCAGGTCTGGAAGCCCAGTCCACGGTAGAGCTCGAGTACGTCATCAGCCAGCTGCTTGCTAAATGACGTAAACTCAGCCAATCCACGGTCATTGATGTGTCCATCCGTATCGATAAGGCCCTGTAGCAGTTGTGTGCGCTGCTGTCGATCTCCGTATAGATAGTTTTTAGGGATGCTCTTTTCAAGGCTATTTACGCCAAAGAGTCCTATGTTTTCGAGAATATCACGAATAGAGCGCCCGTCTGCAGTAGTGCCCTGGATCTTTACTCGAATATAATTCTTGCCAGGAATCTTTCTAGCCTTAAGGTACAGGCCATCAGGCAAGCGAATTTTATCAATTACGTGCTCTTTCTTGTAGCCAAGCGACAGCTCTACTGAGCCGGTGCCAGTAAGAGAGCCATCGCCCAGAAGAAGGCCAATTAGATATGGATCAAGGGCCTGGTCTTTTGTCTCAAACTCGGCATGTGATACAGGCACAAAGTAGCGGTGGCCATTGTTGCTCTTTATTCGCAGGCCATTCTTCATAATCTCTTTTGTGGTGAGGGTGCGGGGCGTGTCGAAATAGTCGACAACTGACCATAGATGGTCTTCGCAGCACTCTGCAACGCGCCCGTCTGTCAGCTTAACCTTTAGAACTTTCCGTACTCCCTTTGGAAATACTCCCTCGACCTTTTGAAGCGTGCCGTTGGTGCCGCAAACAGTATCGCCGACCTTTAGATCAGAAATAGCCACATAGCCGTTGGGCGTTAGAACCTTGGCATAAAGGGGCTGCGGGCCATCGCCCGCAGCTCGTACCGAGCGATTGCCGGCTTCACGAGCCAGCTGCGCACCCATGTTCTCGAATGCATCTTTAAACTCTACGTTCTTGGCAACAGTAATGCCGTCTTTAGTAAACTGATACCCAGTTGGTGTCTGAATAAGAACATTCCTGCCGCGAGGACCTAGTGTGCTCTGCACGGCCTTTGCTGTCTTCTCGAGGCCGCGAACGATCTTGTCTTGCGCCTCTTTACCAAATGCAATTTCTCTTGCTTTCATTTTATCTCCATTATACCATAAAGGTATACTTTTCAAACTTTAGGTAGCGATCTTTGAGGCGCTCAGCACGCCCACGCATTTCATTGTAAGCGCCTTCTCCAATTACGTCAATAGCAGGTGATAAGATTCTTCCGGCATTTATTCGCAGACTCCCGTCTGCGTATCGGCTGAGCAAACACTCTAGTTTTTGCATGCCGCCGTTTCGAAATGCGTATCCAGTGAGAGCATCATGAAGAGTTTGATCGAATTCAAGGATACCCCATGCCGCTTCGTCGACTAGCCACACTAGTGCGCTATACAGTATGTGCGGTCCAGTGCTGCTTACATTTAGCGAATCATCTACTGGTACTTTTGCAGGTGGAAAAGGAAAAACAACGGGCAATAGCTTGCCCGCTGCTAGTTCCTCGTTTATACGACGGATCGTCATTCGCCAACGCTTTCGGCCACTACGGTGTCATCAGTTACTTCGATCAGGTTGGCTTCAAGGGACGTGTCTGCAAGGAGGCCGTCTACATCAGAAACCTCGCGTTCGCCAATGGCTAGTCGCGTCTGGGCAAGTAGACGCTCGCCCTTTTCCTGCAGCATATGCAGCTTATAGTAGGCCGCAAGTGGATAGTTACGCGGTAAGCGGCCTTCCTTCTTAAGCTTCTTGAGTGCGGCCTTGGCCCGGTCTCGAGTCATCTTTCTAGCTGTCATTTCTTGCTCCTATCTTATATTACTGTTCAACTGAACAGGCTCGTGCTGAGCTGCTGCTGCATGTAGCCCGGTCGGAATTTGCCCCGGACGGCTATTGCTGCAGGCGGTAGGCGCGGGCCTATTCGTCCGCTTCGCCCAGCGGTTCCGCCTCCTCTACCTGCTTATCTGCATTTCGTATCGAGCAGTAAAGCGCTTTCATTAAATATTCAGCTTTTTTCTCTGCGATACGATATTCAACGCCAACTTTTTTTCGTAAGTCGATGTCTTCCTGGATATCCAGGACAAGTGCCTGAAGAATTAGGTCTATTCCATGTGCCGAGAGGGCCTCATCTATGTCCTTTTTTGCTGCAGCTACGCGCTGCTTATTGCTGCTAAATACGCCAACCCCATTATCAGAGGCTGCCTTTAATGCATTTAAGGCTTCAAAAAAGAGTTTGTCGGCATCGCTCATAGGGCCCTCGGCGGCCGTATGTCATGGCGGAAGTACTCCTTTCACCCTTTCTAGTACTTCTTCTGGAAAGCCACGACCATCGACCACAATTCCGCTTACTTCATGCAACAATTCTTCATATAAAGTGTGAATTCTTTCCTGTAGATCGCGCCTATCAAAAATCTCTTTTGTGCTGCCAGACTCCAGCCGGCCACAAATCCTATTCCAGGCAGTTAAAAATGGCAAGGCAATTAGGATGGTTGCGTCCGGTGGCGGTGCAAATCGATTAAGCTGTTTAACCCAGGCGGTCGGCAGATCCAGGGACTGGTACACTAGGCTTGACAATACATACCGATCCGAGACTACATCGACCCCGGCTTCGAGTGCCGGGGCGATTTCACTATGATAATGCTGCAGCCTGTCGGCCGCAAACAGCAGTGCCAGCGTCTCCTTGGCCTGTTCGCTGCCTGCGCGCAAATAACTGCGTGCCAGCTTTCCAATGTCTCCGCCTGATGGCTCTGCAGTAAAAACGGCTTTACGGCCTGCCTCGTTTAGATAAGAAACAAGCGCTTTGGCCTGCGTAGTAGAGCCCACTCCATCTGCACCCTCAATAACTATAAATCTTCCTTTTATCAAGTAGCACCTCTATGTAATAAAAAAGGGCCTCGCAAGAGGCCCTTTTTTAGGATTCAGGCATCGGCCCGTGGCACGGTCGCATCCCCGGTCATCCGGAAATGAAACCCGCCTTCGAGTGCATTCTCCAGCACGGTGTCAACCGTCTTGGCAAAGATGAACTCCATTTCTTCACGAACATTCTTTGGGATGTCCCGCAGATCCTTTTCATTTCGGGCGGGCAGAATTACCCTGCGAGCGCCTCCACGGTGCGCAGCAAGAACCTTTTCCTTTATGCCGCCTACTGGTAAAACATGTCCGCGCAGAGTAATCTCTCCACTCATCGCAGTATCTGAACGCACATTCTTTCCAGTTAATAGGGAAACAATTGCGGTAGTAATTGTTACTCCTGCCGATGGACCATCTTTTGGAATTGCGCCTGCTGGGAAGTGCAGGTGTAGGTCGCTCTTCTCGAGGAAGTGATCGTACTGGTCATTCGAAATTCCTAGGTCGACAGCATTGCTGCGTATCCATGACATAGCAGCCTGCGCTGACTCTTTCATGACATCACCCAGCTGACCTGTTAAGATAAGCGAGCCTTTGCCGCCCATCCGCGTTGCCTCGATGAAAAGCAAGTCGCCGCCTGCTGCCGTCCAGGCAAGTCCGGTTGCAACGCCAGGAACAGATGTGCGCTCGGCGGTCTCATTGAAGTAGCGCTCGGCACCGAGGATATCATCTAGCTTCGATACATCTACGGTTACTCGATTAAAAGCTCCGGCGCTCTCGTCGTGCTTCGCCACATCAACCGCTACGCCCCGGCAAACGCCAGCTACCTCGCGCTCAAGATTGCGCACCCCGGCCTCTCGCGTATAGCTCGTCGCCAGTTTGAGCAGCGTCGCATCAGGAATCTCGATGTGGGCATCCGTAATGCCGTGCTCGCGCATCTGCTTTGGCACCAAGTGCTGCTTGGCGATATTGAGTTTCTCCTCAAATGTATAGCCTGGAACTTCGATAATTTCCATGCGGTCGCGGAGCGGCGCCGGGATCGTGTCGAGCTGGTTCGCGGTGGCAATAAAGAGTACTTTCGACAGGTCGTATGGAAGATCAAGGTAGTGATCATTGAAGCTATTGTTCTGCTCTGGATCAAGAACCTCTAGCAGAGCCGCAGCGGGATCACCGCGAACGTCATGACCAAGCTTGTCGATCTCGTCCAGCAGAATAACTGGATTTGTTGTGCCGGCCTTTTTCATCGCCTGGATAAGGCGACCAGGTAGTGCGCCGATATAGGTACGACGATGACCGCGGATCTCGGCTTCGTCACGTACACCACCAAGGGCAATGCGGCCGAATTTACGGCCAAGGCTATCGGCAATTGAACGCCCGAGCGACGTCTTGCCTACGCCTGGAGGACCGACGAAACACAGGATTGGGCCTTTCATGTCGCTCTTCAGCTTGCGTACAGCAAGGTACTCGACGATACGCTTCTTGATCTTCTCAAGACCATAGTGATCCTCGTCAAGCTGACGCTGGGCATTGCTGATATCAAGGTTGTCAACCGAGGAGGTTGACCACGGCATATCGGCGAGCCACTCGAGATAGGTGCGCGCCACCGTGTACTCGGCCTGTGTTGGCTGCATATTGCGCAGGCGCCGCAGTTCGCGGTTGGCCGCCTTCTCGGCCTCTTCCGAAAGGCCAACATTGCGGAGCCGGCGCTCGAGCTCTTCTAGGCCGCTCTCGTCATCCTCTCGTTCGCCGAGCTCGTCCTTGATGGCCTTCATCTGCTGACGCAGGTAGTACTCGCGCTGCGACTTCGACATCTCGCCTTTAACCTGCGAGTTAATTTTGTTCGATAGCTTGGCAACCTCTGCCTGCTGGTTAAGTAGATTGAGAACGGTCTTCAAGCGATTCTTGACGTTAAGTGACTCCAGGACTTCCTGCTTTTCTTCGATCATCGCATCCATATTCGCAGTGATCAGGTCTGCAAGATGGCCGGGATCAGAGATGCTCTCGAGAAGCTGCTTGGCCATAACAGGCATCTCTGGCAACATGTCGACAATTTCGCGAGCAGTGGTTTTTACTGTAGTGGCCAGAGTAGCGGCATCTGGATCGCTGCCGCCTACGTCAAGTAGCGGCGTGACGCGAGCAAAGAAATAAGGGTCGGTCTGGGTAACTTCGTCAGTCTTGAAGCGGGCAAGGCCTTCGACTACAATTGAAAAACCCTCTTTGCCGGTACGCGTAAGCTTAATTACTCGAGCAATTGTGCCTACCTGATAAAGGTCCGTTGGAGTCGGATCGTCAATCTCTGGCGAGCGCTGCGCAACAATGCCAATTAGAGAGTTTTCGCGCATGGTCTCCTCAATAAGGCGAATCGTCTTTGGACGACCAATGGTGAGCGGCATTACCGCGCCTGGGAAAAACACGCTATTGCGCAGAGGCAGGATTGGTAGCTGCTCTGGCACATCGCTAACATTAAATTCTGGCCGACTACTTGATGTCATTTTTACTCCAGCTGCACCATGCAGCATAATTTGTCTCAATATCTTACAGATTAAAGATTTGAGCCGATCCGTTGTGCAAACTGGATCGGCTCGGGATAAATCAACAGACGGTGGGTTTAATCAGCGAGCGCTGCGGACATTGAAAGCAGTATTGCATCTCTACTGCCTTCTGACAATTCGCCAGCAGTTACCACTGCTCGCAGCGCTGCCCGGCAGGCTTCAGCCAATTTAGCGTTCTTGTTTTTAAGTGCTAGCAGGGCTCGCGCGTTTCTTGCCATTTTTAGGCCGCCATCTGTCAGATGGCTATCATCGTCGATAGCGTATGTCGAGTTGATAAAATCTAACTCCGCCTCTAGCTCATGTAGCCTGTTGCATAGCGCAAGAGTTTCATCAAATCCTATAGAGCCTGTTATCTCAGCCTTGCAAAGCAGCAGCTCGGTGTCGAGTGCAGCCGGGGTCCAGCGACGCGACGGGCCGCATGCAAGCGCCCCTTCTGGCAAATAGGTGGCATCTAGCTCATCTATTATAGCTTTTATCTTGGGCAGTAGCAACTGATTCATTTTGCCTTCTTGATTCCGGCTATCCACGCCGAAAGAGTCGGCTGATAAGACGCGTGCGGCACTTCTTCTAGATCCAGAGCTGGTATATTCAGGCGCTCTGCTAGCGCCCACTCGCCTCGTGAGCCAGAAGAGGCTATCCAGCCTGGGATAAATATGCTGCCATCGCACCTCGACAGCAGCTCTAGTGTGCCATCTAGCCAAAATTTATCATCCAGCGTGCCATCAAAATGAGCGGTATTTGAATGTGGTATGACCGGGTAGGCGCCGCATAGAGCGACAAGCATTCCCCATTCGCGGGCTGCGTTAATATTACGGTCGATTTTCCAAGTTGACTTGCCGCGATATGGCCCAGCCACGTATACCAGCTTCATGTTTCTCCGTGCTTATTTACTTCTGCTTTCTGTGGCCGAGCAGACGCGCCCGCCATATACGCGGCTGTTAGCGCAGACTTGATGCTCCAAATGGCAACATCATAAAAGTCTTCGCTGTCTGATCGGCGCGTTTCCATCGTATCTACATGGAAATATTGCTTGGCGATTCGCTCGATTTCATCAGACATATTCGCAGTATTTTTCATTTCTATTTCCTTCCGATTAGCTCTAATGCGACGACCAGTGCTTCTTCTTCTGTTTCTCCAGAAGCCTGGTGGAACTCGCCATTCATAAAATAGTTACAAATCCATCGCAGCCGCTCGCGTCGCTCTGCTTCGCTCCATGTGCGGGTCACAAACGTAGTGGCCGTCGCGCCGGGCGCTGCTTCACGAACTAGCTGCAGCAGGCAGCCGCGTGTCGCGGGATCTTCCAGGATCGGTGAGGCATCCAATATAGACTGCGATCCCCATGACGTCTTAGGGATGCTGCCCTCTACGCTAGTCACAATAAAATTGCTTTTAATGACTTCGCTTCCAGCTGGGCTGAAGTCTAGGATGCGCCCATTTGCAAGCATTCCGGGCATCCAGCGCCAGCCGGGTGCCGCAACAGCGCGCAGGGAGAGTCGCGGCATCATAGGCGCTTGAACCCAAACAGAACGTATGTTATTGGGTTGGTTACCGCAAACCAAAGCCGCCAATACCATGGCGCCCGGCTAATAACCGGCTTCATGCCATAGCGATCATGGAAGTCGCGATTCTTCTGGAGCCAGCTGTGTGTGATCTTTTTCATCTTTGCTTTCCTTTGTGTGATCTATTTCTTGATTTGCAAGGATCGTCAATTCGTTATTACCGCGGTTGCACAGCTCGAACTCCCAGCTTGCAAAATCGTATTTTTCCCGAAGGCGCTGTATTTCTTCGAACAGCTCAGCGCTGCACTCCAGAGTATATTTATTTTGCCATGGAATATCCTGCCGCTCAACCTCAAAGAGTGCCGCTCCGCTGTCGTCGTAACAGTAGTCGCTTTTAAAGCGAACGACTACTGATTGCCCAGGCAGAATATGCAGTATCTCTGTCATAAGCCACTTCTCATTTCTTGAAGTAAAGGCTTGCCTCTTCTTCGCGGCGTCGCGTCAGGCCCTTGAGTGCCCGCCCAGCAGCCTTGTTCCATTTCAAGAACTCATCGCGGATCGTTGGATCTGCAGGATTTTCATTTACTTTCTTTAGCAGAGTGCTCTTCTTTAGGGCCGCTGTACCAACATTGTATGAAAATGATACAAGTGCATCGAACTGATTCTGTGTAACGTCGTCTCGACAAAAAGAGTCAACCGATTTCTCAAAAGTTTTCAGCATTTCCTCTAGTAGCGAGACCGCGTATGCTTCCGTGATAGGCGGGTCGTTGAGTGTGACCTTGCGGCCATCGGGATAGTATGTCGCGCCATAACCAATTGTTGGAACTCCAGCACTACACTTGTATGGCTTTGCAGCAAAGGATTCAAATTTTTTGATTAGTTCGATTCCAGCGTTTGATGTTTTTGTTATTTTCATTGGTCACTCATAGTCTCTGATCGCGACAACATAAGGAAATCGCGGCACGCCGTCTGGCGTTAGATTAAAATACTTTACTGTGGCTTGCTTTCCCACAAGGCTGCCAGAGTTTTGCAGCAGACCTCGCAAGTAGTCCCGGTCGCCCTTGATATTGGAATTAAACTGCGTTCCGGCGGCATTTTTAAATATCATAGATCCTGCCATGCCAGTCTTGTTGCCTTCGCCCTCGATCAGCCCAAGGATCTCGAACTCTTCGTCTACAAATTCTTTTCGCTTTAGCAGGTAGCGGCTGCGCTTAAACTCATACTTGCCGTCCAGACGCACCATCTGGCCCTCGTAGCCATCATTCATATACTGGGAGTACAGGGCGTCCAGGCGCTCTGTACTATCAACGGTCTCGGTTGGGACCACTTTTATGCAGTCGCTTTGCTTTATGTTGGCGCTAATCCAGGCAGTTCGTTCTGAAAAGCTCATGCTGGCGTCAGCAATATCGTAAATCCAGTACTGAATGCTAGCTGCGCTCTCTGCGAGATCGCTTTCGCCCGGTTTTGTCTTCTTTACAAGGGAGCAAATCTTATTAAAGTCGTTTGCCAGCTTGTCACAATAAAGCTCGCCATCAAGCACCAAATTTGGAAATTTTGCAAAAATTTGCTGCAGTGCCTCCTGTACATGAGGGGCACTGACTATCGCCTTGCCATTCCTTGTGCGCATGGAGGCAGCATCTACTACGCAGCGGATGCCATCGTATTTAGGCTGAGAAAATACGGGGAACTTTATATCCTGCGAGTAATCTTCGTAGTTCTTAGCAAGCATTGGCTCAATGAATGCTCGCTGGTCAATTTGGTCAATGCTTTCGCGATAGCCGCTCTCAAGCTTCTTTTTCCACTTGGCCTTTGCCTCTGTGGCAGCTTGCTGGCTATCGCTGGTCGCATTCTTTTTGCCAGAGTTTTTGCCAAAGCAAACAGTCCACTCGGACGTGATCTTTTTACCATCCAGTTGTCCGCTGATTGTTCGGAACTTATTACCTTCGACCTCTATTGTCCATACCTGGATTGCTCCGGTCTCGGTCCTGGAATACAGCGGCGATAAAGAAAAAACATTCTCTTCCACAATAAACCTCACTTGATGTCTTGCCAGGTTCGGCGCCGCGCTCCCCGGCGCCCCCGGGGCGGCGGGGAGCGC